GCCGAGCGTCGCCCCGTCGAGAAATTCCTGCACAAGGCGCCCGCTCCACCGCTTCGAGCCCATCGGCTTGCGGAGCTCGAATCGGCGGAGCTTCCCGCCGTGATGCCAGTCGTAGATGGTGTTGAGCGACTTCCCGAACGCGCGGACGAGGTCGTGCGCGTCGCACGCGGCCGGGAGAATTTCGCCGACCGCGAGCGGCGGCGGCTTCGGGCGGAAGGCGCGGCTCATGACGCGATCCGCTCTCGGCCTGCAACCCGCGCCGCGCGGCTCTTCAGGAATTTGCGAATGCCGTGGAGCGTCAGTTCATTTGGGGACGGCTTGGGATCGTTCAGCAGCACGTGCAGGCTACTGAGGGAGATGTTCGTCGGGCTGACTTTGTTGATTTCCTCGGCGAGCTTGCGATAGGTCCAGCCCCGATCGAGGCGCAAGCTCCGGAGTTCCACGAGTTCAGCGAGCACGGTGTGTCCTTTCAGCCAGATGGTCAGTCCGTCTGGAAGGACACTAATGGTACGCATAGCCGTCCGTCAAGAACAAACTAGATTTTCTGTCCTTGAGGACAGGACGCTCAGTCAGCCACGATGCCCGGTGCCCTCCGCCGGCGATCTCCAAACGCTCCTGCAACGACTGGTCGAACACTACGGCACGCAAACTGCTCTGGCCCGCGCAATCAAGATTACTGATTCAAGGCTGGCCAAAGTGCTGAAGGGTGACAGCGGCGCGCTCAACGTGCTCAATTGCCTGCGACTCGCCAGGGTCGCGAACATCTCGCCGTCGCAGGTCCTCCGCGCCGCCGGCAAGGGCGATGTCGCGGCGCTCATAGAGGAGATGTACGGCGACAGCGCCCAACCCCCGCTGCCCACCGGCGCCGCGGCCACGAAGGAATGGCCAGGTCTGTCGCCGAGAGCCAAAGAATTGCTGCGCGGCTTCCTGGATGAAGTCGCCGCCCGAGGAAACAAACCGCCGCGCAAAAAGCGGAAGACGCCATGAGGCGTTTTCGCAACACGGAAAGTCAGCCCGCCGAACGTAAGGAAACCATCGCCGGCGATCCAAGAAGCCGCAGACCCGCTGAACGCTCGTCAACGATCGCAGCCCTTCCGCCTGGTAAACCGACCGACCCCTCTCGGAAAGTAGGTTCTCTATGTGGCGCACGCTTTACGCCGCGATCTTCGGCGCCCGGACACCGCGGCCTGTGGCACGAGTGCCCCCGCCACGGCCGCTGCGCAAGTTTGACTTTCCCAAAGATCCGCCCGAGGCCCCAGCGCCGTCCAAGCCCGTGGCTCGCGTCGTATCCGCCGTCACACCGCCGGCTTTCGATCCGCATGGGCAGCCTTACCAGGTGTTGTTCAATCGCGCGGGCCGGACGGAAAGGGATCTCTCGGAGCTGCTCGGACTGGCGAAGGGCATGCTCGTCGACGGGGTGGTGACCACGGAGGAAGCAACGTACCTGCGGGCCTGGTGCGTGAACCATCCCGACGCGATCGATCACTGGCCCGCGAATCAGATCGCCGCGCGGCTCACGCGGTGTCTCGCCGACGGGCAGATCGACGACGCCGAGCGCCTCGACCTGCACGACCTCCTCTCTGCGTTAGTGGGCGGGACGGCCTCCCTAGTCCTTGGGTATGAAGCCGCGACCACCCTGCCGCTTGACGATCCAGCCCCAGCGCTCTCCTGGGCGCACCACGTCTATGTGTTTACGGGCCGGTTCGCCTACGGCACGCGCGCGAGCTGCGAGCGCGAGGTGACCTCGCGCGGTGGCACGTGCGAAAAGACCATCACGAAACGGACCTCGGTGGTCGTCATCGGGACGTTCGGCAGCCGAGACTGGAAGCATTCGAACTACGGCGGGAAAATTCAGAAGGCGGTCAAGCTGCGCGACAAGGGCGGCGCGATCCGGATCGTTGGCGAAGACCATTGGGCGACCGCGCTCGGGCTACCTGAAGAGCCGCCCTTCTAGTTCCCATGGGCCGCCACGGCGCACGCCGCAAGATCGCCAAGAATATCTATGTCGACGATAAGGGCTACTACTCCGTCGTCGTGCAGGTGCGCGGCGAGCAGCAGGAACTCCGCTTCGACCCCGGCACGGAGATCGAGACGCTCGAGCAGCAGCGCGACCAACTCCGCGCGGACCTCCACGACAAAGCGCCGGCGAGCGCCCGCGGCACCCTCGCGCACGACGCGGTCAGGTACTTGAAACAGATCGCCGGCCGGCCGGGCTTCAAGGCGGACCGCTCGCACCTGCGCGCCTGGCTCGACAAGTTCGGACCCCGCCAGCGGTCGCGCATCGACGCCGGCGACGTCCGCACGGCGATCGCCGAGTGGCGCAAGCATGGGTCCCACATCGGCGGCCGCGGCACCCGCGTCCGGAAGGCCACGAAGGCGCCGGCGTCCGAGAAGACGTTGAAAGAACGCTACCGCGTTTTGAAACATCTTTACAAAATGCTCGATGGCCCGAGGGCAAAGACGCCGTGCGACGACGTCGAGCGACCGAAGCCGGCGGCCGCGACGCCGGTCGGTGTCCACGTCAGCCTGGTCCAGAAGGTGGCGACGGCCCTCGAGGCCCGAGCTCGAGGGACGAAGGTCCGCAGCGCGGAGCGGCAAGACTTCGCACGGTATCTGATGTTGACGACGACGCTTCAGCGCCCGGCGCAGCTGATGCGCGCGATCGCGGAAGACTTCCACCTCAGCTCGCAGTTCTGGATCGTGCGCGGCGCCAAGGGCGGCCCGACGCACGCGATTCACCTGAACAAGGAGATGCGGCAAGCAGTGAAGCTGTTCCTCGCCGCCGGCGCGGTGGGCCGGTACAACGACAAACAGCTCCTGGCGCTGGCGCGCGCGCACGGTTGGCCGGCGACCATCCCGCTCTACAACGCGCGGCACTCCGGCGCGATCGATGCGATCGAAGCCGGCGCCGACCTCGGGGATCTGCAGGCGATGCTCGGCCACGCGAGCATCGACACGACGCGGCGGTTCTACGCCGGCATCCTTCGCCTACGGCAGAAGAACGTCGGCAAATCCCTTGAGGGGCGGCTGAAGATCGGGTGATTGGCGCGGGGCGTGCCAAATAATCGTGCCAGACCGTGGCTTGGCACCCCTCGGAATCGTTCGGGAAACTCCGGGTTTCCTCGGAGGTGGGCTGAATCGAAATCGGCCCGCGGAACTTGGGCCAGTACGCGAAAACGGCCCGGAAATCCGGGCCGATTGAGTGGTTGCGGGGGCGGGATTTGAACCCGCGACCTTTGGGTTATGAGCTTACCGACGATTCAACGTTCTGTTGATTTCCCTACTGAATTTGTAGAGTTTCGTCGGTGCCAAATAATCGTGCCAGACCAACGCGGGGTGTAGACTCCTGAACCGTACTCCCAATCTTTTTCAGGAGGTGTGGTTATGTTGCTCGCCCTCGCGAAGAAACTCCTCGCCCAAGCGAAGCAGGCCGACTACGGGAATCTGCCGATCGGCACCCTGACGTTTGCGGAGCCGTATCCGCAACTGCGCTACGGTGACGTCGACGGCATCGGCACCGTGACGATCGACCAGACCGGGAACATGATCGGGATGAGTCCGGTCGAGCGCTGCAGCGCGAACGGCGAGACGGCCTGGATCCCGCTCGAGCTCGTGCACAACATCCGGATGGAGCCCGCCGGCTTCGTGGGCACGACGCGCGGGAAGACCGGCCGGGCGGCGAAGAACGAGACGAAGTAGCTCATCACCGTTTCGCCGATTCGAGTCTATCCCTGCAGTCCGGACACAGTCCGTCCGTGCACACGTGTGCGCGGTGCAATTCCGCCAGGCGCTTCGCCGACAGGCACCATGCGCAGCAGCGCACGAGCCCACCCGGTTCGACGACGACGACATCGTTGAGTTGCGTAGTCATTTGAGGGTGCCTCTCGTTTGCCGGGTGGCAGGGCTCCCTCTAGAATGTGGGCAGCTCGGCGACCGACCAAGACTCGGTTGACGGGTTAGGCGTCGTTCCGGTGTTAGAAGCACCGGGCGGCGCCGTTTCTTCTTCTCGCCCACCCAATATAGTTCTTTACACCTACCATGTAAACAGGTATTATTTAGGGAGTGAGCCGCATTGAGTTTCGCCGACATGCCTTCCAGCGGATGGCCGCAAGGGGCATCTCGGTCGCGGACGTGCTCACGGTGCTTCAGGCCGACGATGCGATTGAACGCTATCCGCAGGACACGCCGTTCCCCAGCCGGTTGTTGCTCGGTACCGCGAACGGCCGCCCGCTCCACGTCGTCGCCGCACACGACCACGTGGAAGATGTGACCTATATCGTGACGACCTACGAGCCCGACCCGGCGGAATGGTCCGCCGACTTTCGACGGAGACGTTCATGACGTGTCTCGCGTGTAAGCACGGAATCTTGAAACCTGGCAAGACGACCGTCACCGTCGAGCGCGGCAGCACTACGATCGTGATCCAAAACGTACCGGCGGACGTCTGCGATACGTGTGGCGAAGACTATCTGGAGGCCAGCGTCGCGACGGGACTCGAAGGCGTGCTCCGTCGGGCGGCGGAGTCAGGCGTGCGCTTTGAGCTGCGCGAGTATGCCGCGGCATGAGCACCAGGAAACTCCCGACACAACGGCCGCCGACCCACCCCGGAGAAATGCTGCTCGAGGAATTCCTGAAGCCGCTGAAGCTGTCGCAGACCGAAGCGGCGCGCCGGCTGAAGCTCCCACTGAATCGGCTTAATGAACTGATTAAGGGCAAACGTGGCATGACCCCGGACACTGCGCTGCGCCTCGGCGAATTGTTTCGGACGGGTCCCGATCTCTGGATGGATCTGCAGCGCGACTGGGATCTCTGGCACGCGCTGCAGCGGCGCAAGGACCGCGGCGAAGTCGGGTCGATTAAGCCCATCGCGAAAGCGTCATAAAAAAACGACTCGCCATGGAGCACAGCGACTTCCACATCGGCGAGGCATTCTGGACCGCGACCGGCGAGTGGCGGTGCACCGACGTCGGGACGCGGACCATCGTCGCCGTGAAGATCGACGCGACAGGCAACGCACTCGTCTTCGATGAGGACGATTTCGAGGGCTGCTTCCCCACTGCGGCCGATCGGGACGCCGACCGAAGAGACTGAGCATCATTGACTCTAAAAAAGGCGAGTGGTCCTGGATTCACGGCGACGACGCGCCTCACGTCGATCGTATTGGACGGCATCGCGGTTCGCTTCCGGAACGCGGGTCTCTACGTCGACGAGGCGAGTCCACTGAAGCGCTGGCATGTGGACCTGACGGACGTCCCTCCGTCGCTGTCGGCCGGATTGCCCTACCAGGCGGTGCTCGTCGACGACGACGGGACCGAGTATCGCGGCAAGGTCATCCCAAGCGAAGTTCCGAAAGATAAGCCAGACGCCGTGCGACTCCTCGGATCCGGCCCCTTGGAAGGCTGGCGCTCTGATGCCTGAGACCCTTGGCACGACGCTGGCAGCAGAGGTGGCCATGAAGACGATCACGGTGCTCGTCGGCCTGCTCTGCACCGCCCTGCCCGCGGCCGCACAGTCCCGGGTCTACACCAACGCGGACCTGACCCCTCGCCCGGTGACAGCCTGGACCCGGACGGTGACGCCGGCGGAACTCGCCAGTCTCGAGTCGCGGCAGTTCCGGCCATCCTGGAGCCCGTCGGAGCGGCCGTACGGCCCTGTCGTCGTCATCCTCCCCAACACGCCGCTCTTCGCCCCCTTTGAACCGACGCGGCCGCTCAGCGAGCCCTGGAGCATGACGACGTACGTTGGCGGAGGGTATGGTCGATCGGGAGGAGGTCATTCATCTAGCCGGCACGACAGCCGGTCCCCGTCAGGGCCCGGCATCCATCTTCGCTATCCCTAGGTTCCGCGTTGCCCGAGCGTGCCGGCCCGGCCGTAGTGGTTCAGGCGGGTGCGCCTTTCGAAGTCCGGCCGGGCCCGCAGCACCGCGCGCAGTTCCAGCACGGTCTGGCCCGCGACCGCCGCATACACGCACGCGATGAGCGTCGGCTCGTCGATCGCGTCGCCCATCTCCTCGAACCAGGTCCACCGGCACGTCGCCGCCAAAAAGTCGGCCGTGGCGACGTCGACCACCGGCAGCACCGTGATCACGATCGGCGCGACGCGCAGCGGCACGTGAACGCAGGCGACCGCGATCAGGAGCGCGCCGGCGCTAACACCAGCCCAGCGCACAACACCCCCAGGCGAACAACACGATCGCGATCAGGGCGATGCCGATCGTCCGCTCGGTGAGGATCATGCCGGCGGCTTCGCCGTGCCGAGGTACGGAATGACCAAGCCGCGCTGCTGCCGCGCGTTGATCGCGTCGATGATGAGTCGGTCGTGCGCCAGGCCCTCGACGAGATCGCTGAGCGTCTGGTGCAGGGCGTCCTGCTTGTCGCCGATCGCCTGCAGCTGGAAGCGCAGCCCCATGAGCGCGCCGGCCAGGTCGAAGGCATCGACGGGAGGGACGAGCACCGGAGGCGTCGGATCGACGACGACCGGCGGCAGGCTCACGCCGGCGTCCAGGTCGAACGGCGGCGCGAGCGGCGCCCCCGAGCTCCCGGTCGGATTCCACGCCGGCACGTTGCCGTTGTCGGGCGGCCCGGCGCTTCCGAGGCAATCGATCCAGCCCGAGGGAAAGGCGATGACGTCGTGCGAATACTTCACCCCCTGATAGACGGCGCCGTTCTGCGCGGGCGTCTTCACGACGAGTTGCGCGCCCTGATCCCGGAGGATCCAGGCGACCCGCCAGGTGATTTGCGCCGCATCCTCGTTGGTCTCCCACCGCTGACCGCGTCCGATGAGGAGCGCCTTGACGTCGACGACGATCTGCACACTCATGGCTGTGATCTCCTCACCCGGTAAACGGGTTCCACGCCGCCATCGTCACCCAATCGATCGTCGGCAGCTTGACCTGGCGAAAGTCGCAATCCGGACAGGCGAGCTGCACGACCCACTCTTCGCGATGCGCCGGCGAGGCGTCGAGAAACTTCATCACGACCGGCCGCAGCAACTCGTGTTTCGCGTTGAAGCGACAGACCAGCGGCTGCAGGTAGCGGTTCGCCTGGTAGCGGTGCACCTGCGCCCAGAGGACCATCGCCTCGTCAAACGTCATGGCAGCAGATGATTCAGCGGCGCCCGAATGTAGGTCAGCGCCCGCAGAAACCCGGCGCCGGCGCGGTTCGACGCCAACTCCTCGGTCGTCCACACACTGTCGACGCGCCCGTCCGGCTCGAGCACGAGCCACACTTCCATCAACGCAACACTACCCACCCGACGATCCGACTGACCACGCGCTCGCACCACAGGCACAGGCACAGCCACATCCTCCGCCCTACGGGCGCGTCATCGCCGGCGCCGTCGACGGCTGCACCGTGCCGGACGGGGCCGGGACGTAGATCACCTGAGGCGCCGTCGGCGGCGAGCTTTTGAGGAAGAACGTGGCGAGGGCAATCATCAGCAGGATCGCCGCGATACCGACCTGCAGGACGGACTTCAGATTCTCCTGCGTGCCGTGTCGCCCGCTCTGCGCGCCGGCGTCCGCGGCGCGCTGCGCCGTCAGGTTGCGCATTTCGTTGACGAGCTGTTCCATCATCGGGTCGGCGACGGCCTGCTTGCCCTGCCCGGTATAGCTCGACTTCTCGAGCGCGGCGATCCGTTCCGTGATCGCGTTGACGGTGTTGGTCAATTGCGTCGCCAGGTTCTGCGCCGACGTGTTCACGGCCGAGCGCAGGGTTTCCGCCGTCGTCGCCGCCGACGCCGCGAGCGCCGTCACCGCATTGCCCTGCCGGTCCGCTTCCGTCTTCGCGGCGAGCTGATCCTGACTGCGCACCGCATCGAGCCGCTTCGCCTCGAGCGCGTCGAGATCCTGCTGATGGGCCGCGCGGAGTTTGACTTCGTGCCGGAGCATGCGCATCTCGGTCTCGACCCGGAGGATCTTCTCTTCCTGCAGCCGGCGCTCGGCGAGGCGCAGATCGTCCTGCCGGGTCGCGCCCGCTTCGAAGAGCTCGCGAACGTTCTCCGTCGGATCGACGACGGGTCTGCCGTCGGCATCGACCCCGAGCCCGACGCCCGTCATGGGCTGACGCCGGCGGAGGGCCGGCCCGCGTTCGCGCTCCACGTGGCGCCGTTCACTGCCGGACATCAGTCGGCCTCCGTCGTCGTCGGGGGGACAATCTTCGCGACCTCGACCGCCACCGTCGCGCCCGGCGGAATCAGCGCGACCGGGCGGACCGTCACCAGGCGCAGTCCGATATTGGCGATCTTCACGAAGAGGGCGTAGAGGACGAGATACTTCGGCGGAATCGACGCGATGAGATCGGGATCGGCGAGGAGCGGCACCAGGGCAACGAGGGCTAACACGGCGTTCACGCGGAACGTGCGGGAGTTCCACAGCGAGATGGCGAAGTAGGTCACCGTCGGCGGAGGCCGCGCGGGATCGTCGGCCACGTGCGTCGGCGGGGGCGGCGGCCGATACATCGGCGGCAGGGCCGGGCTCACGTGTTGGACTCGATGAAGTCGCGGATGTTGACCCACACGTCGGCCTCGGCGAAGGCGGCGGTGACCTTCTGCTGCAGCGTCATCGCATTCCACGCCGCGATGCCCCGCGCGCGGACGATGAGCGCGCACGTAGCGAGCACATCCTTGCGGCGGCTGGTCGCCGTGAACTCCAACGTTCGCATCGTCGCCATATCGGCCGGCGTCGGCGCGGGCCCGAGTGTCGCTTCGTTCCACAACGCGAAGCTCTGTACCACGGGGCCCTCGGAATCGTCCCCGGCGAGCACGTAATCCACGAGCGGCAGGCCGACCTTCCCGCGTGCGGCGAGAAACGCCTGGACAGCTTTGTTGGTCATACAAAATACATCCCCGTCGCGCGGACGATCTTCCCGGAGAAATTCGCGTTCGTGATGGCGACCGCCGCCATCGTGAAGAACCCGAGCTGCGTGCCGACCGCCGCGATGAAATGCATGATCCCGGCGCCGTAGTCGGTGTAGACCGTCGTCAGCGCACCCTGGAACGTGCCGCTCGTGAACGGCAGCCCACCGATCGCCGCCGCCAGGCCGCTCGCCGTCGCCGGATACTGAAGGGAAAACGCGACGGCGACGATGCGGCCGACCTTCGTGTACGTCCCGGTCCCCGACGCGAGCGTCAGGCCGGCGCCGCTGACATCGGTCGGCGTCCACGTGCCCTCTTCGTAATCGTCTAGGGTGTTGACATCCGCCGAGACATTCTGGGTCGCGGGGAATTTGATCTGCCCCGCGGCCGCACCAGATAGATCGAGCAGCCCGGCCGACGCCACCGTGCCCGTGAAGCTCGGTGCGGCCAAGGGCGCTTTCAGCGCATCGGCCGTGGTGGCAAACGCGGTCGTCGCGAGCTGGGTCGTGGACGTGCCGGCGCCGGCCGTCGGGGCCGTCGGGACGCCGGTCAGCGCGGGGGACGCCAGTGGCGCTTTCGCGGCGAGATCGGTGACGAGGTTCGTGACATCGCTTTCGACCACGGCGCGGAACGCCGGATCGGCGCCGGTGATGCCCCCGAGGAAGGTGCCGGTCGCCCCTTCCGCCGTGACGGTGACCGCGCTGGCGCCGTTGCCGATGACGACCCCGTTAGACGTCAGAGTCGCGACGCCGGTGCCCCCCTTGGGGACGGTGCGCACGGCGGCATCGGACGTGGCGACGGCCGCCGCGATCGCCGCATCGATCGAGGCCTCTAGCGCCAGCTCGAAGGCGGCGTTCCACACCGTGCCGGTCGTGCCGGTCCCGTCATCGTTGACGACAGTTTGTGGTGTCATAGCCATGGGCGTTACGCGCCTCCGCGCGCGACTCGCAATAGTTGTTCGAGGGTGAAGCGCGTCGAGGATCCCTGCGCCTGGCGCTTGGGCCAGCGCGCCGGATTGAAATCACTGATCGCGACCTGTTGCACTTTGAACGCTTGATTGACCGCGGTCGGCGCCGCCAGATTGACCGTGATGGTGCGGCCGGCGTGCGTGTTCGTATCGCGCGTCGTGTACGCGATGGCGACATCGAGCGCGCTGTGCGCGGCCAGCTGCGCCGTCCCCCGGGCGCGCGCCTCGGTTTCCGAAATGCGGCCGTCCTGAATCACGGCGCCTTCGATGATCCCGTCATCGACGGTGGGCAACATCCGCCCGGACATCTCGGCTTGCGCCGCGGTGTCATCGATCACGACGCGCAGGTTCACTTCGTCCCCGGCGCCGATGGGATACAAGATCGAGCCGACACCGCTGGCCGGAATGCCGAGCAGGGCCACGCACGTCGAGACGGTGGATCCTGACGGGACCGCGGCGGCGATCGAGCCGGCGCCCGTGGCCGGGATCCCGGTCAGCTGATTCGTCGACTTCCCGGTGTACCGAACCGGCATGTTGCCGGCGACGATGACCCAGCCCCCCGTGCTGAGGAACGCGGCGCCGCTCGACAAGTTCATCGTGATCGCGCCGGCCGCGGTCGCGCCGGATGTGACCGACACCGCCGATAACACCAGCCCGGAGGTATCCGTCGTCGGCGCGTTCGCGCCGAGGCTCGCATCCGGCGTGGTATCGGTGACGCCGGTTGTCGCGGTGTTGTTCGCGATCGTCTGTTGGAGCTTCAGCTGCGCGCCGCCGGCCGCCGTCCGGTACACCTTCCGGGAGGTCGTGCCGATCGGACCGGTCGGGACCACCGCGATCCACGCATTGTTGACCGGCGAGAACGCGACCCACGGCGCGATCTGGAAGGTGCTGCTGAATGGCGAATTGAAATTGTGCGGGGAGAGATCGAAGCTGATCTGCGCCGTCGCGCCGGCCGCGACGCCGTTAAAAATGTAGTCCATCAGATACCACGTCGTGCCCCCGCCATCGTTCCGGAAAAGGCCGATGTACCGGCCGATCAAATCGGTGCGCGAGATGAATGTCGCGCTGTACGCGGTGTTACCGGCGGCGACCACGCTCGCCGGTGTCCCGAGCGCGGTGATGCCCGACGCGAACCCGAACACCGTCAGCTGCGTGATGTCCTTGATCACGGCGATTGCGTAGTTCACCGTCAGGCCCACCACAGGACCGGCGCCGGGATAGGGTGAGGGCACGATCGACGCGACGGCCGGCGCGGTCGGGAGCGTTTCCATCAGCACCGACGCCGATAGCAGCGATGGGAGCGTTTCGCCGGCCGCCGTCACGAACGTGTACGCCCATTGATGCGCGCCGTCCTCAATCCCGGTGCCAGCGAGTGGACGCACGGTCGGCGCCGTCGTCGGCGAGGCCTGGGTCTTTCCGGTGTAGGTGATCCGCTGTGGCCCGGATACCACGGTCCCCCCGGCGGCGTTGTACCAGCTCAGTTCGGTGACGGGGATCTGGGTTTCCCCGACCGCGCACGCCGCCACGCTAGTCGAGCCGCCCCCTTCGACGGGCTGCCGGGTGATGACCTGACTGAGATCGCGCGTGACGCGAAAGTCATTCATCTCGGTCAGCAGCGCGCTGGCGGCCGTCAGCGTGGTCGGATCGGTTTGCGAGGCATCGGCCGCGATCCCGAACCGTACGTCTTTCGCATACGTCGCCTTCCAAGTGCCGCCGATCCGGTCGGCCAGGTTCGAGAGCGCGGACGCGAGGCTTTGATTCGTGAACGAGATTTCATCGACCACCGGCAGGCCGGCGGCGACGCGGATCGAGGTCAGGCCCGGCGCCAGGGCGATGATCGCTTGCGCGATCGCGGTGGCGGATTGATTGCTGAACCGTTGACTGATGGTGCGCCGGGTCAGCTGCCACGTGTAGTCGATCACGTTGACGGCATCGCCCCCGGCGGCCGGCGTGCCGACGTAGCTGTGCGCATCGGTCAGGACCGTGCCGGCGAATTCGCGCTCCGCGTTATTGATCGATCCCTGGGTGATGATCACTTCCTGCCCGTCGGTCGGTTGGAAGCCCCGCACCTCGAAGCTGCACGTGTTCGGGGTTTCGCCGGCCGTCTCCGTGATCGTCAGCGTGTCGTTATCGACCTGCAGGGCGTCGACCAGGCGCGCCGAGGCGTACTGGACGCCGGCGATCGCGACGAACGTCAGCCGGGAATGGTGGTTGGCGCGGCTCGCCCCGGCGCGCATCACGCCGGCCTGGGCATACATCAGCGCGACGGCGCCGACGGCGAGGGTTGCCATTAGAACCGCACTCCGGTATCCCGCATCCGTTTCATCACGGCAGCATCGACGGCGGCTGCGATCGCCGTCGGCGTCGCCAGGGGCTGCGTCACGTAGACGTGGAGGTGCGTTTCGCCGCCGTTCATCGGCGACCCGTTCGGCCGGATCGTGCTGCCGGGCGGGACGTACATCGCTTCAGGACCGCGCTCGCCGACCATCGCCCAGCCGCCGGGCGCGTTCTCGACGCCGCCGGCGTAGCCGGGTTCCCTCGGGCCTTTGTGCGCGAACAGCGGATCGTTGGCGTTGATCGGGATCTTCCACGCCAGGTCGAACGCAATGGCGGAGGCCTGAGCGAGCGAGTAGCCGGCCTGCAGCCAGGTCGCGATCGCCGGGTCAATCTTGTCGCGGCCGGCCTGTGTGGTCGTGTCGATCTTGGTGGAGTTCCCCATCGCGCGGTTCGCGGCCGCCAACGCGGCGACGATTTCCTGCTGTTTCAGGAGTTCGTCGTTGTGCCTCTTCGCCGCCGCGGCCGCCGCGTCTTGTGCCGCGATCGCGTCGTGACCGTAGCCGCGGGCGGCGTCGCGCGCCTCCTCATATTTCAGGCGTTGCTTCTCAATCTCGTCGCGGTGAAAGCCGCCCGACGCGATCATTTCGTTAAGGGTGCGGCGCTCGTTGTCGGCGATCTCGTTCTGCGCCGCGATCGACGACGTCTTCCACAAGTCCCAGTTGATGCCGACCGCGCCCAGCTTCTCTTTCGAGTTCACGGCGAGCCAGTTGTAGAAGTCCGCGGTGTCGGTTTTCGCTTTCACCGCGGCCGCCGTCGTGTCGGCCGCCCACTTGTTAATGCCGGCGATTGCGATCGCGTTCGCGGTGCCCCCGTGCTGCACGATCAGCTGGTAGTACTCCTCTCTGAGTTTGGAGACGCCGAGGATCGCCGCCTCCTCGATTTTCGCGGCCTCTTTCTCGGCGTCGGCGGCACTCTTCGTGGCCGCCTCGTAGGCTTTGAACTGGTCGACGCTCACCCCGATGCCGGCGGCGTTTTTCGCATTCAGCGCGCCGATGTCTTTCAGATGGCCGAGGTACTGTTCTTGCCACGCCAGCAGCGGCTTCGCCGCGTCGAGCTCGAGCGCGGCCATGAACTTCTGGGCCGCGCCCTGTGCCGTCAGCGCGACGGTCGCCTCGTCGTGCGCGCCTGCGGCCTTTTTCGTGGCGGCGGCGTTCGCGTCGGTCGTCTTGTTTTGCTCGTCGAGCAATTTGGTGAGGTTCGCTGTCCCGGTGCCGTTGCGCCAGACCTTGTCGTCGAGATCCTTGAGCGACGCGGACACGACGGCCCACCAGCCTGCGCCTTTCGCGGCGGCGTCACTGAGGACGTTGAAGCCTTGCGCGACGGGCCCCATCATGTTCGCCGCGATCGACGACAGGTTTTTCTGGGCCCGGGTGATCGACTCGCCGAACTGGTCCATCGCGTCGACCGATTCCGTACTCGCGACCTCATTGAGGCGCTGCCACGTCTCCAGCGCCCCTTCAATCCCTTCCGAGGCGCCGGCCATGGCGGACCCCAGCTTCCCGCCAAAGAGATCCGCCGCGGCCGTATCGCGCAGTCCGCCCTGCAGGGTCGCGAGGCCCCCTTCGATCTTCAGGAATAGTTCTTTCCCGTTCAGCCCCTCGACGTCCTTGAGGGACATCCCCATGAGGTGCAGGCCGCTGGCCACCGACTCATCGCCGCCCGCGATGCCGCGGCTCAGTTTGTACAGGCCCTTGCCGAGGGTGTCCGCATCGACGCCGAACTCCGACATGGCCCCCGCCAGCCGCTGCAGGTCCTCGACGTTGATATGCGTCTGCTGGCTCAGATCTTTCAGCGCGGACGCTTCGTTGAGGGTGTCCTTGATGAAGTTGAACGCCGCGCGCGCGGTGAACATCGCGGCGAACCCCAGCGCGAGGCTCTTGACGGTGTCCATCAGCCCGCCGCTGGCCACGTCCGCCTGCTTCGTGTCGTTCGCCAGCTGCTGCATGCCGGCGGGCGCCTCGCGGCCGAGCACGCGGTACTTCTCGAGCGCCTTCTCGAGCGTGGCGTTGACGCGCGCCTGTTCGGCTTCGGTGAGCTTCGACGCGCCACCGATCTGGTTGACCGCGGCGGTGACGTTCATTGCGGCCTGAATCAGCTTGTCGCCACTAAACGAGGCCGAGAGCTTGCCCATCGCCGCCGTCGTCGTCTCGATCTGGCTGACCCCTTCGGCGAGGTTCTTCTTCAGTTCCTCGATGGTCGAGGCGACGCGGACGATCAACGCGGGATTGCCGGCCATCAGGCGGCGCCTCCGAGCCCCTGCTCGTCAATCGCGGCTTGGACGGCCTCGCGCGCGCGCCGATCGTGTGCGCCTTCCTCGAGCCGGGCGCTCGCGAACAGGAACGGTGCGGCCGTCATGAATTTGGTGCCGAACTCCAGGAAGCTGCCGACGTGCTGCCGGCCATCGCCGACGTAGATCACGTAGCCGTCGCCGCTGTGGGTTTCCTCGACGGTGATGGCGTCGCCGGTCTGCCCCGTCCGCCGTCGCACCCGCGCGCGTGCCTCCGTCGCGATCGCCTCCGCCGTGACTTTCGCGGCCGCCTTCAGGTGCGCGTGCACGGCCTCCGGGATCGCGGCCAGCGCGGCCAACAGGGCCGTCGTGTCGACGTCGATGGTGAAGCTATCGGCCATGGGAGTTCTTCAGTTCGTCTTCCACGAGCGCGTGCTCGATCTCCGTCGCCAATCTGCGCATCGGGGACGCCTGCCAGCCGGCTGGGTCGACGACGTTCGCCGCGTAGGCCTCGGCGTAGCGCCGGTATTCGATGATGCGTTCGAGGAATCCGACCGGCAGTCGTTGCTGTTCGGCCCAGATCGCCGTCGGGAGCGCGCCGCCAAATTCCTCAGAGAGGCGCCCGATGTAGTGCTCGAACGGCTGCGGCCCTTCACCGCTCAGCGATCGGTGCAGGACCGTCAGGCGTTTTTTCGGGCGACCTCCGCGTCCTCGAGCGTCGCGTGGAACAGGTGCGGCTTCGTCAGGCGGAGTACTTCGGTCGCGATGAAGTCGACGGCTTCGTCGTCGAGGTCGTCGATCGGGTCGACGGGCGGCTTGCCATCGGCCGCCTGCACGGCCGCGGTGACGGGGCTCGTCTTGATCGGCTGCGGATAGCTCCACGCGACGAGCCCGGCCCGCACGAGGGCGAACCGGTCATACCCGGTCAGCGGGTCGGCGATCGCCTTGAGCACTTCGGGGTCTGTCGCCCCCTTTTCCAGCGCCCGGCGGAAGACCGCTGGCCACGACCGTGCGCTGCCGCCCGCGAGATTGTCGCGGTGCGCCTCGGCCGCGCCGTCGCACTCGCGTCCGGTGAGCTTGCGCACGGTCACCGTCTGCGGCGGGTCGAACGGGAGCGGAATCGGATTGGAGACGGACTGACTCGCGAAGGGGCTGCCCACGGGGTCTATGTCCAGACGCCGGCGCCGGTCGGCTGGAGGGTCGATTCGAACCCCGTCAGCTTGCCGTTGCTGGGCGCGACCTTGTACTTGTTGAGCCAGGTCGACACGGTGAACGTCTTCGAATCGCCGAACACGATCACCAGAACGCGCGGGGTCGACGTCGGCAGCGCGTCGGCGTCGCCTGGCCGGAGGACCACGTGCGGGCCGGTCGTCGCCGTGGTGTCGAACAAGCCCTTCACGGGGATCGGCGCCACCTTCCGCATGCCGGTCGGCGCGAACTCGCGCCACAGGTCGCCGAACGCCTCGGAAGACTGCAGCTCGACTTCGATTTCTGCGCCGCCCAGATCCATGACGAAGCCGGTGATGAGCCGCGGCGTGCCGGCGCTGTCGGTGAGGCTGACGGTGACGACGGTGGAACCCTGAATACCTACGGCCATGATGCTGCTCCAGTTCTAGTTGCGCTTGAATCCGACAAACGGCGTGATCGACCCGGCGCCGGTGACGTCGCCGTTGAACGAGAGATACCGATCGATCGTGCCGGCCACAGTCAGCCGCTCGGCCGCCGGCGCCGCGGTGACGTTGGTGAAGGTGAGGAGATCCGCGTAGGTGACGTCGTCCGGCGAGCTCCGGATCTTGCCGATGAACCCGGAGAAGCCGCTGAGCGCGCTGACGAATTGGTAGCCGACACCGCCGAGCTTCGTGTTGCCTCGCACGAATGTGCCCGCGGTGCCGGCGACGCTGACGTTGACCGGCACGGTAAAGGTGGTCGCGCCGGTGACCGTGACGACCTGCGACCCGTTGATCGACGGCGTGCTGTTGCTGCCAGACACGACGATGACGTCCGTCGATGCCAGCCCATGCGGCACGGGCGTCGTGACGACGGTCGGATTGGCGAGCGTGTTCGACGTGATCGGGATCACGCGCTGCGTCGCGTCGAGCGCGTAGTCGACCGAGACCCCGTCGGTCTTGGTGTTCCAGTCGATCGTCTTCGCCGTCGCGGACTGCAGGATGACGCCCTCGTCGAGCTGCCCGCTCACCTGATACGAGACGTTGGCCTTGGTGAGTTTGCCGACCGTCGACAGCGGCGCGTACTTGATGGAGAACGCGCCCTGGACGGCGGTGAAGATCGCCCCGATGACGTTGCCCGCGAAGGCCCAGGCCACGAGCCGGACCGTGCTGGGCGCGGCTTTCATCGCGTCGTGAATGCCGGCCGTCGTGGTGTCGAAGAACGCCCCGCCCTGGGTGATGGTCGCCTTGCGCATGCCCGTCGGCACCGTCGCGCGCCACAGATCGCCGAGACCATCGCTCGGTTCGAGCTCGACCTCGACCTCGTGCGAAAAGTCTTTGATCTTCGCGGACAGCAGGTTGTAGCCGTCCACGACGAAGACGCCAAACTGTGAGGAGGACAGCAGACTCATGACGCGGCCTCGCGCCGGCGCGCCGGCGCCGCGGTCGGTTCAATATGGCCGCTCGCAAGGAGGGCCGCTAAGCTCTCGGTCGGCACGCGCTCGCACGTGGCGCCCACTTCCGCGAGGGTCTCGTCGCCCGCCGTCGAGAGCCGCCGGAGGGCGCGGTAGTCTTTCCCCTTCAACTCAGTCACACCAGACCTCGTCTTCCCACTTGTAGCCGCAGACCGTACAGACCGGCCGCCGCATGCCAAACCCGCAGGAGGCCATGCGCTTCTCCTTCGCGGCGCCGCAGCGCGGGCAATTCGTGTCGATCGCCTGGCGCGCCGGCCGCCCGGAGGCATCGACAATCGCGGGCGCCTGATCAGGGCGGTCGTCAGGCATTCGTCTCCTGGATCACCAGCTCGATGTTCGTCACGAGCTCGTGCACCTTGACGCCGTTGAGTTCCTGGTCGGCCAGCGGAATCGTTTCGATTTCCGGCAGCGGGATCCCGCTGCAGACCGTGTAGCCGTCGACGACGAGCGGCGCGCCCTCGAAGAGCAGCTCGATCGCCCGCGCCATCACCACGTGCGCGTCGCGCATCGTGCCGTAGGCGCCTTGGAACACATGCAGCCGCAGCTGGAGGCCTGGGACCGAGCCGCGGCCAGGGCGCGTGCCCAGGCCGCCGTAGTTCGCCTGGTGCAGTAGCTCGAGCCAGAGAAACGGAAAGGTCGGGCTCTCCGGGACGTCGGTCTGCACGCCGCCGGGGGCCAGCGCGTAGAGCGCGGCATCCTGGAAGAGCCCATAGACCGCGTCGCCGACGGCCGTCAGCGGGAAGACGTAGGCCATCAGACGATCTCCCCGCACTCGAGGAAGAGGTACTGGCGACCGTCGCC